GGACAGAGAGTGTGGGAAAGCGGCGGAGCTTTACCGGCACCGCCATTAAGCACAGCCGGACTATTAACGCTAAAAGATATAACTGAATCCGGAATGATAGTTGATATAAGCGGACTACCTACAGGATATGAAAAAGAGCTCCGCTTTTGGCATAGGGCAAAAGGTGAGGCGTGGAACCATATTGGAAATAAAACTGTATCTAACAGCAGTAGAGATTGTAGCATGGCGTTTAATGACCGCATGTCAAATACTGATTACGAGATATCAGTAGAGGAATTCGTGGATGGCTACAAGATAACTTCATTTGACTCAGTGATTACATTACCTACCGCAAAAGGAGAGCTGACCACAACCACCACAGAAAGTGAACTGATAGCGGTTGAAGAGGTTAATCCGAACATTTCATACACTAGAACGCTAGAGTGGTATATAAGGCCGGCAGGTGCAGGAAATTTTCAGTATATGGGAGAAGATGAATTACCTGCAGGTGTAAGCACAAAGGCGAAGAAGTTCGAAAAGCTCACAACAGGCTGTAGATATGATGTTAGAACGCTCATTAAACGCAAGGACAACGTTTTAAAAGAGACTGTTATATCAGATTCACTTAAACCAAGTAGCGCGGTTATAAAAGCTGAATCAGATACATATAGCAGCATCCAGGTAAACGTATCTCACATGGTGAATACCGGGTGGGAACGCACCATAAAAGCGAAGTATAAAGCTGCGTTTGAATCAGAATATAGAGAAGAGAGTATGACAACAGGAAGTGAAAGCGCGCTTATAAACCTAAAGAACCTCAAAGCTTTCACAGATTATGAAGTCATAGTTGAAATCTATAGAGATTCCCAGATTATAAAGTCCTGGGCTGAAACTGTTAAGACAAGAGAAATGGGGTTTGTTGCAATTCCTGTTATCAAAAGCATTGAATCTGTTATCAGAACTAAAGATGCTGTTATCAGCTGGTTTGTAAACGATGACAGAGACGAAATGAGCTATGACGTTGAATATAAGATTGGTGAAAGAGAATGGACTAAGCTTATAACGACTAAGTATAAATCAAAGCTCACAATAACTTTACCTAGTGGGAATACTGAATACCTAATCAGGATAAAAGGCTATGCCACGGATTCAACAAAGATATCTTATTCTCTAGAAGTACCAGTATATACATATCATCGCTTTGAATATGACAGCATTGTTAATGTGCAAAACGAAATCGCCTTAACAAGCACTGAGGTAAATAGACTTATACGCTTTATTAATAAAAAAGTTGGTAGCAGCTTAACGTTTGTTGAAGAGGGCGAATCTATCACTTTAGAAAAGCATAATGAACTAAGAAGGGTATTGGCTTTAAGCACGATTCCTAGCGGAGATATCAAAGCTATAGATTGGATATCGCTCAAAAACAAGGTAAATGAGGGTTAAATATGAATACAGCAGAAGTAATTAAGACGGTTAACGATCGTTGTCCGAACACGTGCACTGACGAAGAAAAGATAGCGTATGTTAACGAGATTGAAAACATAGTTCAGAGAGAACTGTTAAATCTCGAAGAAAAAGACATGAAGAGGCAGGTAACTAGCGACACGCAAACAGAAGAGCTGCTACTAGAAAAGCCATTTGATTTAATTTATGTGTACTATGTGGCAGCTATGGCGTGCCAAGCAATGGAAGAGTGGGATTCGTTCAATGCTTGGCTGAGTCTGTATAATAGCCGAGCAGTAGATGCACGCAACTATTACATAACGAAAAGCAACAGATTTAAAAATTTAAGAATTAAGAACTTCTTTTAGGAGGCGCATATGCTACTTAAGGAAATACAGCCAAAGATAAATGGCAAACAGTCGGTGCTACAGTTCAAAGGATATAACGCAAACGCTGTAATAGATGATGGCGAAATGAGAGATATGTATAACTTGTCATCAGATAAGTACCCTGTACTCTCTCAAAGAGCACCAAGGAATATTATAGATATGCCAGTGCAACATCCAAGGGATATCATCGTAAAAAACAATGTGCCATACATTATAGATAGATACGAGGTAGACGGAGAGATAAGAACATTTATCAAATACTCTAAAGGTGGCACAGACTACCAAAAGCGAATAAATAACATTATGCCCAAAACTATGGTGGCACATAATAATAAAATCTGCATATGGCCAGACAAGGTGTATTTAGACATTACAGATAACACCGTAAAGCACATGGACGCATCAGTGCGCGCCACGGCAACAATTAAGCCAGGAAGCATATATCTAGTTGGTGCAGATTTATCTGAATTCTCTGTTGGTGACGCTGTTGAGATATCAGGGTGTAAAAAACAACCTGGAAACAACACAGTGATTGTAATCAAAAGTATAGAAGGAAGCACGATAACCACTTACGAGAATTCATTCAGAATGCCGAGTGACGATGTGACCAAGGAGTCGTATGTTGAAGAGGAAGTGAAACTTGCTAGAGAAATCCCAGACCTTGATTACGTTATGGAAAGCAACAATAGATTGTGGGGCTGTAGAAGCGAGGACAACACAATCTATGCTAGTAAGCTAGGAGATCCGCTTAACTGGAATTACTTCCAGTCGCTAGCAAATGATTCATACGCACTAGAGGTTGGCTCAGATGGTGAATTTACAGGGTGTGCCGCATATCCTACGCACTTAATCTTTTTCAAAGAACATCATATGCATAAAGTGTTCGGAAGTATGCCAAGTCAATATCAGTTATACAGCACTGAGTGTTTCGGAATAAGAAAAGGCTCTGATAAATCGGCTGTAATCGTGAATGGGGTATTGTACTACCACTCATTAACAGGCGTAATGGCTTATGACGGCGGAACATATCCGGTAATGATATCCGAAGCGTTCGGAGATTATCAGTTCAAATCAGCTGTCGGAGGAAGTAACGGAAAGAAATATTATATTTCAATGCTAAATGAAAGCGAAAATAAGTACAACATCTTTACTTACGATATACTTCGCAGGCTATGGCACAAGGAAGATGAAACCAAAGTAACAGCCTTTGCCAATGTGAATAACGAGCTTATATACATAGCAGATGGCAATATCTGGACTACTACAGGAAAGCGCCCGGAAGATGATATTAAGTGGTTTGCTGTATTCGGACCGTTCGATGAATTCGTAGAGAATATGAAGTCTTATAAAAAAATAAATATGAGACTAGATATGCAGCCAGGAGCACAGTTAAGAATAAGTACTCAAAGTAGTAATGGTGAGTGGGAACCTATATATGAGTGCGAAACAGAACGGGGCAAAACACTTAGTGTTCCAATTATTCCTAATAGGCAAGCAAAATTCTCTATAAAAATTGAGGGTGTAGGAAGAACAGATATTGAATCACTTACAAGATACTATAGAGGTAGGAGTGATAGACCATGATAACTGTACCAAATAGAACAGATATGTCGGATGAAAGCCTTGCACTCAGGACAATAGATGAAAACTTGCGAAAGCTCGCAGATGAAGTACTCATGGAAATCATGAATGTATCAAAAGAACCAAGCAAGAAAAAAGAAATATCTGAAAACAAAGTAAACAAAGAAGCGCCCAGAGTTCATATTGCTTATGCAAATAGTGGAGATGGCGCAGTGGGGTTCAGCACCACGGATAGCGCCGGAAGAACATATATAGGAATCTACACAGATTTTAAAGATGTAGCTAGCACAGATCCTAAAGCGTATAAGTGGACGAAAGTTAAAGGTGATAATGGCGTAAGCGTAAGTTCATATACTAGGTGGTATTATTTAGCAGTAGAAACTCCAGAGAAACCAGCGCTTAAAGTTCCTTCTAGACCGTGGACTATAACAGAACCTAACTACATAGAAGGGAGCCCAAACAATCTATACTTTGTAGACCAGAGTATTTTCTCAGATGGAAGCTTTTACTACTCAGATGTTCAGGTGTCAAGCTCATATGCTGCCGCTAAAAATGCATTTATCAAGGCTTTAGAAAATCATCAAAAGACACTAAAGCAACTCGAAGACTTAAGCAGACAGACGAAAAAAGAAATCGCAGATGCAGCGGATAGCATATCCAGGAAGATTAAGACAGAGTATTACTCATCAGCCGATATGGACGACAAGATTGCTAATATCGAATCGCAAATAACACAAACGGATAATGCTGTAAATGTTAAGTTTAGCGAAGCTCTCAAAAACATAAATGATCTAAAGTTTGATTCGGATAAAAAGTACAGCGAGATTATAAGTACTATAAGGCTAGATAAGAACGGAATATCTATAGGCAAAAGCGGTAACAGAATATCCATGAATCTAGATAATGACAAACTGAGGTTCATGCAAGAAGGAATAGAAGTTGCGTATATGAGCGATAACAAGCTATATATACAAAATGCGGAGGTTCTCAGCAGTATAAAGCTTGGCAAATTTGCGTTCATGCCTGATACCGAAACAGGCAGTTTATCATTTGGAAAGGTAGAAGATTAATGGCAAATACATGCATATATGAATTCATCCCGGTAGATAAAAAATACAGCTCTCTTGAAGAGGGGTACGGATGCATTATACCAGGATACTCAACGGTAACACCAGTGATTCGTGGCACGCTTACAGATAAAATGAAGCCTTACTATTTGTATGCGTCGACCTACGACGAAGAGGTAAGGCTGAAAACAGTTACTATTTGTGAAAACCAAAAAGTAAACGTGAACGAATTAAAGAGCCCAAATTCGTACTCAATAACCGAAAGCGGAGAAGAATTAAATTATAGATTCGAGCTTCCGGATGTACTAGTGCCGACTCACTATTTTTCGCCGGCATATCATGAATATGAACCGCTAATAGCATACATCAGCGCTGCAAACGAAAAGAATGCATTAAACGAAAGTGGTAAATGCATTACAAAATTGGCGCTTTATGGTGAACCAAGAATCACGGTAGTCAAAAACCCTTACGAGTCAAATGCAGATGGAACGGCAAAAAAAGGCGGAAGCTATCGAACTGCACAGGTTCAAGTTGGATGGTTCCCTATAAACGTGAGTGGCGCGGCGAAGAAAGTAGATAAAATAACCTTAAGCGGAAAAATCAAAAGGTCAAATGAATCAGCTTACAAACCTACCAATATCACTACGAAACTAGTTAAAACAGATACTGATGCATCTGGGTGGGTTACATCAACATATGATGTAACTGTGGCAGTTAATAAATCGTATACACATAGCTTCGCACTATATGCATCAGATGGACTAGGTGGTGATGGAGTTAGTCACATGTTTTTTCAATCCGCCTTTAAGTTGTTTGATTTCAGAGTAACCGGAAGAGGATTCGCGCTTGGTAAACCATCCGAAAGAGATGCGTTTGAATGCGACCTAGATTTGGTTGTAACAAAAGGTGCAGAATTTAAAAGAGAAACAGTGTTCAGAGGTCCTGTTAGAGGACATAGAAACGGAGTGGTAATTATCGATATCGAAATCGCTAAAAACTCTGTACTAATGGATTCGGCTAGGTTTCCCGGCGCAAAATATATATTTGAACTAGCACTCCCTAGAGATACGGTAGGAGAACAAATAGATGAGAAATGGCTACCAGAGCTGTATCCTGAAAAGATTTGTTCAGAGCTATACCCTATATGTGCACTAGAAACGAATACAGAGTCGGGATTATACGAGCAATCTGCTAATGATATCTACCTTAAGGTATACCTAACGAGTGAACCTAAAGAAGATATCAGAATCGCTTGCAAGTTTACAAAATCTATGAGCCTGGAGGCTCAGAACACTGCAGGAGGTAACTAATGATAGGAGCGGTAAATTCAGCAACAACGCAAAGAAAAATCGTGAGAAAAGACAGTGTAAATATCGCAGTGGGACAAAACAACATAGAAACAATAGATATTGATGCTTCTCGAATTATATCTATAACTGGAGTGGTGCATTATAAGGCAGGATATGTATTACCGCTTTCTTATCCCATGATAAATTACAGCAATGGTGGATATATAGAGTGGGGAGTCTCGGCGGTAATCAAAGGAAATATTTTGCAAATTATATCTGGCGCAGAGTGGAAAAACTGCGATATCAAGATAATAATCGAGTATATTTAGGAGGAAATTATGATAGGAACAGTACACGGGGGGGGTAGTGCGATAATTCGCCAAGAGGTTATAAAAGGTGACCCTTACACAATGATATATACGGAGTATGCCAACGGTTACGTGACAATCAGCGCTCGTGGAGACCAAACGGTATACGCACCGAATTCACAGGTAATGAGTCGAATAGAGTTTCCACTAGGTGTATCGTTGGATGCAAATACATACTCCATACAAGCGATGGTTGGTCATAATGGCTCATTAGTAAAAGATTTAATGGTAATGGCAGACGCGGCCGGCAATCCTAAATATGATTCACGAGGATTTAGCTATTCGTGGAAACAAACCGCCAAATATTATGTGACGTTCATGTTTTTTATCCAAGGTTTCAAAATATAAAAATATAACTAAAACCGACTACAGCTGTAGTCGGT